GGAAATAGTGTTGTGATACCGTACACGAGTGAGGGGGCTGCAGCTAAAATGAAAAGACTTGAAGTGATTGAGACGAGACAAGAAAAGAGGGAAGGATATAACTTATTTAATATAGATACAGTTACTAATCATTTTTTGAATAGCAAAACAGGTGCAGTGTCAGCGAACAACTCTTGGAGATTATCAGATTTCATAGAAGTAAAGGCAATGGCAGATTATTTGTTTTCTTGGACAAGCAGTTCATCATATTTTCAAGTAACTATTGCAATGTATGACGAAAACAAAATTTTTCTAAATGGATTAGAATATGGAATTAGAAATATATACAAAAAGGTTTTTCAAACAATAGAAAACTGCAAATATGTAAAAATTGCTTATGCAGTAAGGGTTAATTCGACAGATGTAACAAGAGAAAACATAATGCTTGCAGAAGGCACAGAAGAAAAGCCTTACGAGCCGTTTGGCGTTATGCCATCACTGGATTATCCAAGTGAGATAGAACGCATTGGAGATAATATACAATTATTTGATAAGGATACTATCAGTGCAAATAAATACATAAATCTTGGAAATGGTGTGTTAGGAAATAGCACAACGTCTAATACAAGTGATTATATAAAAGTTTCTGTAGATGAAGAGTATGTATTGAGTTATGAGTATGAAACGTTACTTGCAACAGGAAAGAGAGTTTGCTGTTATTTTGATGAAAATAAAAATTACATAAAAGGAATAGAGTATACTTCAACAAACAAAGAAACAGTATTCTCATCAAGTCAAAACGGATATATAAGATTTTCTTATGATATAAATGCATATAATGTAAAACTAGAAAAAGGCACAAAATTAACATCATATAGCGAATTTGGACAAGGTAGTGTTGAGATAAGAAAATCAAAAGCAAATGTATATGATATATCAAAATTTACACAAGGTTTTTGGAACTCAGCTGCAAATACGGGAGTTACTGGATGGTTGTGCAAAGTAGTAAAAGGACAAAAGGTCATTGTAAACAAGAAAAATAATAAATTGGACTATGTAATTGGACTAACAACTCTGGATTATAGAGATTCAACAAATGTGAGAATATCAGAAAGTGGATGGCAAAGTGGAGAAAAGTTTGAAATGACTGCAATAGACGATGGATATATTTTTCTACAAGTTAAAAAGAATAACAATTCAAACATTACTTCAGCAGAGTTATTAGCAGATGGTTTTGAAATATATTGTGTGAATAAAACTCATATATTGCAAATACAGCGAAAAATGCTAAAAGGAGATTACTTTGACATAGCAAATAAGAAAGAAGTGCACAAGTGGACAGAATTAGTATTGGATACAGAAAAAATAAACAAATTAACTGAACAAAATACAGATACAACAGGAATGTATAGATATTTATATAAATTAACTGAAAATGTTTCAATAACAGATAAAACACATGCACAAGGATATTGTACGCATTACTCTATGACAGCAAGTTCAGGCACTTACAAAAAAGAAAAAGGATTTGCTGTTTCACGCTCAACTTCTGACAAAAAAATGTATTTGTGCATTTATGATGAAGGAGAAACACTAGAAGAGTTTAAAACAAAGATTGCCAACAAAGAAATTAAATTCTATTTGCAGTTAGAAACGCCGATTGAGTTAGGCTGTACAGATGAACAAATTGCGGTATTGAATGAACTTGAAAACATGACTACATATGCTGATAAAACAATAATCACAATAGATAACAATATGACAGAAATGACAGTAGAAGCAGAACAAAGTAGAATATCAATGATTGAAGAAAAATTGAAGAAGGAGGAAACGGTATGATGAAAATAAACGATGAAACCCTTGTGGCTGTACACACACACACACACACACACACACACGGGTACGTTTTAACAAATAAAAAGGTGGGTGGTTTTAATGAGTAAAGAGTTAAGACCGCTCACATCAACGTTATGTAAGCAAAGACATCAAGAGTATGTAGACTATATCGAGAGAAATGTATTAACAAAGCAAAGTGAAGTAGATACAAGCTTGATTGTAAAAGACACAGATGAGTTTTGCGGAAAATTGAGCATATTTGGTGGACAGAGGCAGGAAACATCACAAGGAACAATCAATCTGGCAGTTTTGGAAGAAGGCAATCATGTATCAGGTAATGTAATAATTACAGTAACAAATGGAATTGTTGCTGGTTCTGGAACTAACAATACAGATACAACAATAATATTAAAAATAGGAACAGTATACTTAAAAAAAGACAAGACTTATTATTATAATAAACTGGGTGATACAGCTGGACAAGGAGCTTACTTAACGCATAATGGTCAGAAGTTTTTTGGTAAAAACGAAGAAAGAAGTTTTGTGGCAATAGCAGATGAAGAATGTAGTATTTATGTAACTGTAGGTGCAGGACAAACTCCGACTGGACAAGCACAAATCCTTATAAGCGAAACAAGTGGAGATACTTGGGTTCAAGGAAAAAAACAAATTCCAAGTCTGGTATATCCGAGCAAAATTGAGGCTGTTGGAGATAATGTAAACGAGTTAGAGCAAGGCACAATTGCCAGCGCAACTGGTACTAATAATGATAGTAATCAAAGAGTAAGAACAAAAGAATATATAAAAGTTGTAGCAAATACAGAATGCATTATTGACGCTGACGGTGCAGATGAAGTAGTAGTATTTGAGTATGATAAAAGCAAAGCAAAAATTTCAAATACGAGTTGGGAGAGTGTGCCTCATAGCTTTACTATTGGCGAAAATACTAGATATATTAGATATGCATTTAGAAAAAAAGACAATAGCGTATTAACTGTAGACTCTGTCAAAGATAAAAGCAAATATTTTAGCTGTGTAGAGATAAACTCATCTAACAAGAACTTATTTGAAGAGACTTATAACAATAAAGCTGCAAAAAATCAGTATAATAGTATCATTCGTGGAGATTTTACTTTAAAAGAAAACGAAACATACACAGTAAGTTTTGATACGAACAATAACGGCGGACAAGTATACATAAATGAGGTGCTATTCAACACAGCACAAAGAAGAAGTTGTAACGGAAAAAGACAATCTCTTACTACTACAGCTAAAAGTCGGTGGAATTTTTATAGATAGAGTAATAATAAAAACAGGTCTTAATGTTGAAACAGCTTACGATATTTCAAATGTACAGATAGAATTAGCTGAAACAAATTCAGATTTTGTTGAACATCGTGGACAAACTCTAATTATGCCGATACAGCAAAAGATGTTCGAAGGAGACACATTCGAGAGAATTGGCGGAGTTTGGTTCGAGAAACATGGCAAAGGCGAATATGTATTAGATGGAGTTAATAATAAATTTACAAGCTATCTTAATGCAAGCAGAAGTTTAAAAATCAAAATAGCGGATGCAATTGCAAGCGGAGGATATTGGGTTTCACATAATAACTTATTCTTAATGTGTACACATTTTACACAAGCAGAAAAACAAGCTACGCTTAAAGTAGGTGAAATAATATATTGGGATGTTCAAGGTGAGTTGTATGCAAAGCCAGAGGCAGATAGGTTTACAACAGTAGATGAAGCAAATAATTGGTTACAAGAACAATGCGACGCAGGAACACCGATGACAATAGCATATCAGAGAACAGAACCACATTACATCAAATGCACATCAGAACAGTCAGCAATTCTCGACAAAATCGACACGTACAAAGATGGTACAATCATAACAACAGATAATGACTTATGCAAAATACAATTAAGATATAAACAAGACTTAGAGAAAAGAATAACAGCATTAGAAAAACAAATAGCTACACAAACAGTAGCAGAAAGTGAGTAGAAGATATGCAATATGTAGTAACAATATTAGTAGCATTAATTCCCACGCTCGGTACAATTATTACAGCTTGTATTTCTAAAAAGACAAGTAAAAAAGTAGATTCAATCTCAGATTTAAAAAATGAGTTTACAAAAGAAATGAAACTACATATTTTAGAATCAGATAAAACATATTTAACAGATTTTTTATCAGAAGTCGAAAATGGACAAGCTAAAAGTGAGATTCAGAAGAAAAGAGCTTATGAAATATACGAAGAATATACGTCATTGCATGGAAATTCGTATATTCACGATAAATGGGAAGAATTACACAACAAAGGCTTAATTTAACAAGTTATATTAATTAGAAATAAAAACGTCTTAAAAACGATTGTAGAAGGTCAGTTTTGAGGCGTTTTTATAATATGTATAAAAAATTAGATAAATTATACATATTTAAAAAAATATATAAAAGGAGAGGATTTTATGGAAATTACAGTAGCATTGATAATTACTGCATTAACATTAGTGGCAGGAGAGATAACAAAATTAACTAAAATAGACAATAAATACATACCACTGCAGAATTTAATAATTGCAGTAGTAGCAAGTATAGTTTGTATTGTATTTAAAGTACAAAACTTATCAGTACTAGACACAATTATAATGTGTGTGTTTAGTACGATGAGTGCGGGTGGACTAGCAGATTTAAAAAAAGTAAATAAGGAGGATTAGAATATGATTAAATCAGAATTAACAAATAAGGTTGTAGAAGCAAGTGCAAGTAATTATACCCACGGTAGAAAAGGATACAAGGTGTGCAAAATAACTCCACACCACATGGCGGGTGTTCTTTCTGGAGAACAATGTGCAAAAATGTTTCAAAACGAAGGCAGACAAGCTAGTGCAAATTATTGTATAGGAAACGATGGAGAGATAGTATTATCAGTTGCAGAAGAAAACAGAGCATGGACATCAGCAAATCAAGAGAATGATTGTCAAGCTATTACTATAGAAGTATCTAACTGTGAAAATGGTGGGGATTGGAGAGTATCAGATGCAGCATGGAACTCATTAGTAAAATTATGTGTTGATATTTGTAAGAGATATAATTTTAGATTAATTTATGACGGAACTAAAAACGGAAGTTTAACAAGACACAATATGTTTGTAGCAACTAGCTGTCCTGGTCCATATTTGCAAAGTAGATTTCAAGAATTAGCCGATACAGTTAACGCTCAACTTGATGAAAAAGTCGAGTCTACGCCATCGGTACCAAGTGAAAGAAAATCAAATGAAACTATTGCTCAAGAAGTAATACAGGGCTTGTGGGGGAATGGAGAAGACAGAAGGAACAGATTGATTTCTGCAGGTTATAATTATCAAACAATACAAGACATAGTAAATAGTTTGATGAACAGTCATAGTTTAAATACTAAAAAGAGTAATGAACAAATTGCACAAGAAGTCTTAGCTGGTGTATGGGGAAATGGAGAAGATAGAAAGAATAGATTACAGTCAGCAGGATATAACTATAATGAAGTTCAAGCAAAAGTAAATGCTCTATGTAATGTTAAAGTATCAAACAGAAAGTCAAACGAAACTATCGCAAGAGAAGTAATACAAGGTTTGTGGGGCAATGGAGATACAAGAAGAGTAAAATTATCACAAGCAGGATATGACTTTAATGCTATACAAAGTATAGTTAATCGATTGTTAAAATAAGATATGCTTATATAAGAAATAATTTGTATAAATAAACAAGAAAAGAGAGCTAG